ATTTTCGCTGCCCTTATCACGCTTCTTTTTTAGCGTAATACTCTGCAATATTTAAACCTATCTTACCGAGTGCCATTGCGCCTAGTGAAGTATAACCTAGCCAGTCTATTTTCTCGTAGATGGCAAAGCCTGTAATAGTTGTACTTAATGTAATTAATGAATCGCTAACTACTTTCCAAATATCACTATAACGCTCCTTAAATCCTGTTTTCATTTTGTAAAGTATTTTTTCCAAAAGTGCCTAACTATTAATCCTGCTAATGCTCCCACACCTCCTAAGATAGCGGCCTTTAACATATCTATTCCGAATAGTGCCATCTGTCCGAAAAATGCAGTAACCCACCCTAGCATCACGCTAAGTAAATCTCCTGTCGTATCTGTGTGATGTGTCATTTTTTTAATTGTATTACGTATTCATATTGGATTAATTGTTTACTTACCCAAGCATCAATATCACTATCCTCCCAAGTATCTAAATAAGTAAAAAAATTAGGAAATGTAAAGCCAAATTTTGTACCTATTTCATCTACTAATAGAATTGAAACCATGCAAAATTTATCTTGAATACTATCGGAAACATTAACAACGGTAATCGTTGGGTTAATTATTTCTACTTTGAAATCTGGGAATTTATAATTCATATTTTATTTTTTTTATAATCCAAAATCAGCAGGAATAAACTTGCGACAAATTATATAAGATTGAGCAGTTGTTTTTCCAATGTTAGAGAAACCTCCATTAGTGAATAATCCAAAAGCATTGGTAGTTGAGTTGGCAACCGTTGTAGAAGTCCAAATTCTATCCGTTGTGCCTGTAACTATTATATTGAATGGCGAATAATTTAAAGATGAGTTTGTCGCTATTGAGAAATTACAAATAGTAATTAATTGATTTATGTTAGGAAGAAACCAATCTGTAAATCCACCTTGTGTACTTGCTTCAGCCCCATCTATTGCAGTATTCCAATTTGATGAAATCGTTGGATTGGCATACCACATCAATCCAGTCAAATGGTCAAGTACTAATTTATTCGTGTAAACTTCAGTTCCTAATTCATCAGTAAATCTTTTATTAGTTCCGAAAATATTATTATCTGAAAGTGCAGAAAAACTTGTCCCAATTCCTAGTTCTAAATCACCATCGTCTCCAGTGCGAAATGACACTACTTGTCCAGTTCTCGTTGGTTGCTGACGTTGAATAGTATTAATCTGTGTCGGCGTTAAGTCATCATTCAAATCTTGCGTGGCTAAAGCTGAAATCAAAGTACAGGCTAAATTTATTCCCGCCACTTTATTTTCATTGCTACCATTAGGTTGAGTTAATGTTATATTCCCAATCTCCCAATTAGGACCAACCTTACTACCTAGATTAGTTCCCGCCGTATTTTTTACAGGAATATCCTCCGTATCTGGCGCAGTAAAAGTACCCCACGCCGAGCCATTAATTAATATATCCACTTCACCCGCTCCACCGCCTGAACAAGTGTAAGTATCTCCTGCATCTAAAGTAATTTCATTGCCATTATCGGTAACAATTACAGGCTCACAATTCAAAGGATTAGGGAATGGAGTAATCTTACCCATCGGAATCATACAATCGCTATTGATTGAATTAACCTCTATATCTATCGAACACTCCCACCCTGTTACATCGTCTGCTAATTGCTCTGTGAACGGTGTCATTGAGGGATCGCCTGAAAGATTAATATCGAAAATTTCGTTATGCTTTATGAATTGTATAAAATCAAATAGCGTTTGCTGACAATCTGAAAGCACATCGTTCTCATTCTCTTCGCCCTTAGTTACCAAATCCCAACAACGTACATCGAATGAGTATATAGTGGTATTTTCTAAAGGAGTTGCCTGAGTGGGAAATATCCACAGAGTAGGCGTATTCCCTGTTACCTTTGGGTTGCCATTAGCCTCGTAAACTTCGCCAAATCCAAATGAGTTAATTTGTAAGTGCGAATCTGCAAAATCGCTAAAGATTTTTATTAATTGATTTAATGAGTAGGTTGCCATTGATTTAAATGTACTATCTTTGATTTTCGTTTAAATATGACAATAAACAAATTTGTTAATGATAATCATAAATGGTTACTTTCAGTAGCCAGTAACATAACGGCAACAGACTCTAACTCTTCTGAATTAAAATACGACCTTTTATCTTTCGTAACTATCGAAATAATAGAGGCAAAGAAGTACGAAGGCTTAGAACTTGAAGACTATAAATGGCTATTTGCTCGGTTTTTAAAAGATAATTACAGGTGGAAACAAGGAGGCAAATTTTGGCAACAAATGAAACTGACTAACCAATATACGCCACCTATACACCAAGAGAGTGAAAATGATTTTATAGATATAATGGCTGACTGCACCGAGAATTGTGATGAGGACTTAGATATGATTAAGTTCTACGGAGATTTTAACGCTGAAAAAATTAAAGTAGTTAGGGAAATTGAAAGCAACCTGCCACCCCATTTCAAACGTCTATATGACTTGTACATTAACGAAAAACTCTCACTCGGTCAAATAGCTATTAGGATAAATATTCCTAAAGCCTCAGTAAATAATTTAGTAAACGATTTAAAATTATTAATAATTAACCAATGGAATCAATCTTGTTCACCATCGTCGCGTTTTCCTGTATCGGATATATTGTTGCGGAAACAGACCTCGCAGACCAAATTAAAGATTTAATCTTTACCTCTGAAACTACTAATTTTCTTTATTCAATGTTTAAGTATGTTTTTTACTGTTCTTTATGCTTCGCTTTTTGGAGTTGCCTTATTTATACCCAATCAATTTTCTGTGCAGTTATTTCGGCAATACTTTCGGAAATCATTTCTAAATACATCAGTTATGAGCGATAAAAAGTATTACGAAGACGTTAAACTTTTTTTTGAAGGAGTAACTAGTAATAAGTTTACCCACGAACAGATAAAAGAATTAGTACGTCTATATCGGTTTAGATTTAATCCACATCAAGAATATACTCAATGTGGTAGTTGTATTAGGCGAATGCTCAAAAGCCTCAGAAAAGACTTAATTTAGGCTAGAGGGAAATATTTACCTAGTCCTTTTTGTTGGCGATTAGCAGCACTCCAAATCTGAATAGTCTTAGGTTGGTCAGGTATAATAGTACCCGCCTCTAATTGCTTTCTGCTTATTCTAGCCTTCTGCCAAATGTGGCGACAATTAAATCCACCCTGAAATAAAAATACTGAATATCCTAATCTCTCTGAAATCATTAACAAGTCAGTTTCACCCCAGTATTTATTTAACTCCAAAACACGTTTGCAAAATGGTCTAGTCTTAGAATCAAAAGCACCTTTGTAATAGTAATACGCTTGTAAGGTATCTACTTTTTTAGCTAACTCAATATATTCTACCTCATGTTCTTTTACTGAGTCTTTAGGTATTCCTGTCCTAGATAGGAAATCTAAAATAATTTCAGCATCCGCTTGTAATCTCGCTTCTTTATATTTTTTTAATGCATCGCACATATTACATACTTCTAAAAAAATTCTGAATACTTTTTTCTGTTCTATTTTGACCGGTATAAATATCGCTAGTGTAAACGTCTCCATGATCAGGGTACATATTCCTAGTTGGATTATTATATAGCGTAAACGTACTATTGTTATCCGATAGGCATAACCATTCCTGTACCCTCTGCATATAATGCTCATAGTTATCCATACAAGACTGTTTTAAATCGCCCACCTCTTTGAACGATGCAGGTTCGGTAGTGTCGCTAGTACCTTTCAATATACCTTTATTTCTTATTCCTACATTGATAAATGGAATAGCCTCAACTAATGTAAGCCAAGCTATAGCGGGTTGAGATAATTGCAAAAGTTCCGTTTCTTTTGCAGTCAAATTTCCTGCACTTATACCGCTCATCAATCTTTCGTAAAATTCACTCCCGAAAACGTGTTGCGCATATTTATCTTGTGCAGTTATAATGAATGGAGCGATTAACTTAATGTCAACGTTTGCGCTTATTGGCGTGTACTGTTGTAAAAAAGTTTCGTTTATAAATGTCGCTTTAGTGATTGCCATTACTCTAGTGGATTTAATTTAATAATTTTCGGCTGAACGTGGATACCCATCCTGTATAATGCCTTTTGCATATTTTTCTCTATCCAAATTTGCTCAGGTGTAACAACAACGCCATCGAATATCTTATAGGCACTTTCCATTTCTGTACCGCCACCCGCTAAGCCACTAGGCACAGGAATACCTAATAAGCTAGGTGAAGTAATTCTATTAACCGTTAATATCTGTTGAACACATTGCTCAGATAAAGTAATTAATTTATCGTCAAAATTTTCAATTTTCAAGGGATCAACGTCAGGAGCATCCTCTTTAGAATTGCTAAACATTACTAGCACCTTATTCTTTTTTCCACTTGCCGAATATTGTCTATTTAAGTTTCTTACAATTTCATCCTCTTGCTCCGGTGAACTTGGTTTTTTATAAAACTTAATTACTAAGCTAGGTTGGTAGCCTTCGTTCACATTATTTAACTGCAAATCTCCTGACTTAGCATCCGCCTCTATCCAATTAATTGCAGAGTAATAGTCAGGTAAACCATAATACTCATTAGATAGGTCAGGTTTTTTAAAATACATAATAGCACTTCTGTCGTCTTCATCATTACCAACGGTATGTATCTCCTTAGGTTTTTCACTCTTATTATTCACTTTTTCCCAATGACGAGAGTAATAATAAGTATCTACCTTACCATAGTTATTATATTTTCCACTTCTTAAATGAGCAGCGTCAATATTGTTAATCTGTGTATATTTTCCCTTGTCAACTGACTTAATTAATTCGATAGACATTGCACCAAAGGCAACGCTATTATACGCCCATTGATAAACCAAATCACTTAAAGACTGGTCTGTACCGTTCGGGTTTTCTATTAGTGTTTTTAACTTTGCTTTTGCCTCAATAGAGAGGTTATCGTAACCAACAAACTCAATACCCTTACCCGCTATCATTGTGGCCTTAGAAACAACACAGGCTCTATGTATAGCAGAGCGCATAAGTAATGAAATCCAATACTGAGGTACTAAGTTATCCTCACCGAAGGAAATCCATTTATCGCCTTGTTTTTCCTTAGCAATAGGAGTGCCTATATAATTTTGTGAGCCAAACATTACTGAGGCATCCTTAATTATTTCCTGTTTATTTCTGCTTATATCTAGTCCGAATATTTTCATGGCGTAAAGGTAGGTATTTCTGTTTTATCTCCTGTATCAAATGTAGGTAATTCTGTTTCAGTTTCCCAAACATAAACTTTACCTTTTTCTAATATATTTAACGAAGGTGAGTAATCATTAGGATCTGTTTCCTGTGGCGAATCTACTTCAGCCTCGTAAATAGTATAGCAATGAAAACCTTTTTTTAAATCCAAAACTGATTCATCAATTTCAAATAGGTTATATCTCTCAGGATAAGGTGAAGTGTCAGGTAAAATAAAATTAACTACTTCAAAAGTTAAATCGTGAACGAATGAGAAAATATAAATTGGCGAAGTGATAGTAACCTTTTCAGTTAACGTCAACGCCACATCAGTAGTAATATCTTTTTTTAGTTTTATCATTTTAAAAAAAAAGCCACCTTTTCAGATGGCTCTCCTAAATTTTAATTAGATTAAATTAATGTAGCTAAGATAGCATCTGACACAGTAGAAGCCATCTCAGGCTCTTCTCCTGTAAACGTCAAAGTATATCCGTTTAGGTCAGCTTTAGCAGTACCCGAACCACCTTCGTTAGTAGTTAAGTCCATTCCATTTGTCATTCCCAATACCCAGTTCAATCCGTTTTGGTCTTTAACAATTATAGATAGTCTCTTTTGTGCTAGTAAACGAATAACGTTTCTCTTTGCTACTTCACGTCTAGGAATAACTAAAGTGATAACCTGAGTCTTGAAATTAGTTCCATTCTCAATACTGTTTGCTTCGCTCTCTGTATAGAATGAAGTATTT